GTTGTGTCGGTGTAATCATAATACGCGCCTGCATCTTTTGTAACCTTTGTCCAAGCATAAATGTATTGATTATCTGCAACCCTTTTTGACTTTGTAATTTTCGCAAGGAAAAACTTCTTTCCACCTACCGATGTTTTCTTTGAAGTTTCGTCCCTGTTGTTGTTTTCAAATGCTGCCAAAGAAATCATCAAACGCCTCCAGAGGTCTGGAGTAAGGTTCCCTAGTCCACGTGTTATAGATGGGTATTGTCCTTGTGTCATGGCGAAAATGCAAACGATGTTGTGTCAGGGAATGGTTGCTTGTAATAAATGTCAAGTGTTGGTGGGTCAACATCATTCCAATCTGCATCACCATCTTCGGTTCGTTTTGGCACTTGTCGCATGTGACTCCACGCATCCCACACAAAGTTGTATGTTATGTCCCAACTGTTTTCAGTTTGTCTCTGTACAGACATGCCCTTGAAGATAACAGAACCTTTGCCGAACCCATAAAACGGTGCATTGTTTCTTTTCCCTGCTTTGAGTTGAACATTGTTAAGGTCATACGTTTCCCGAAACTCTGTAATGCTTAAACTAATATCTGTTGTTGGTACAGGAACGGTTACAGGTTCGCCACCTTGATGAACAATTGTGCCATCTGTTATTAAGTACCCATCGTCACCACCCTGTGTACCGCCAACTGGAAGTGTTGCACCTGCAACAAATCCATCAACAAGTGCAAGACCTGTTGTTAATGAAACGCCTGTGAATAATCTTTCAGGTGCATCTTCATCGCCATCACCATCTTGTTCACCTGTCCCATCATCGCCTTGGTCTCCACCACCGCCACCACCGCCACCGCCATCATCACCGCCACCGCCTGATGGTGGGTCAAAAACATCATCATCATCTGTATCTGTGTTATCTGTATCATCTGCCCATTCATCATCATCGCCACCTGCGTCTGTTTCATCAACTGGTGCTGCGTATGTCCACGAAAGTTCCCAAGTATCTGCCCTTGTACCGCTTGCTTTTATGCTAAAACCATTTGCAAAGATTCCGCTAATGTCGGGGTGTTGGTCAGAAAAAGAAACACCATTTTCATAATTCACAGCATCTTCAAGTGTTAGTGTACCACTATCTTCGTACACAAGAAACGTCCTGCTTGCAGAATAAGAATTGGTGTTTCGCGTAACTTCCCTGCTGCCCATTAGTTCTACATAATTCATGTCAAACCACCGCCACCTGATATATTACCGATTGCCACATTTAATTTCTCCAATTGTGATAATTGCCATCTGTTCAAGTCGTTTGATTTTCCCAAAAGGTTTTCTGTTTCATCCATTGAATTGTCATCTGATATGTTGTTGATTGCACTAACAATTGTGCTTAACTTACTTTGCAAACCTGAAACATCTGATACACGTACATGATTCAACTTGGTAACAACATCAGCACTTTTTTCTGCAACAGTATCTAATCGCGAAAGACTTTGTGCAGTGTTATCCCTGACTGAGTTCATCACTTGTTCAATTTTCTCTGATGTTTTTAATTGCTTCTCTGCCAACTGTTCAGTCTTATCAACTTGCCCTGCAACCTTGACTGTACCAAGAGCAGTTGACAATCCTTCAATGATACCCTTGGTAACAATGTTCACTTCAATATCTTTTTCTGTACCCTTCTTTAACTTCGCAACCGCTTTGTCAAATTGTTCAAGTGTCAGCAGTTTTGCATCCATCATCTCTTGGAACTTTGCTTTCTCATCATCGAAAACCTGTTGGTCTGTACGCAAGGATTCAATTACCTTTTTTGCAGCATCTTCCAACGCTTCTGACTTTTGGAGTGCTTCTTCTTCTGCTGTTGCTTTGTCTTTCAGTGCTTGCAGTTGTTGTTCAAGTGCTAGTGTGCCTTCAACGGTTGCAGACGTTAAATCTGCTTCTGCTGCTTTTGCAATTAAGATTTCTGCTGCTGACATTCCAAAGTATGTAATCTGGTCTTGCAGATTGTCTGTAAGTTTTGTGCCAGAAGCAATCAGTTCTTCTTGTTCTACTGTTAATGTTTCAAGTGCTGCTGTAACTTTTGGCGCACCTTCTTCAATTGATTCCGCCATGCCTTCTGTTAAATTATCACCCGCAGTTTTTCCAACCCCATCCATTGAATCACTGAATGTACTGAATGCTTTTGCACCTGCTATTTCTGCACCACCCGCAAATCCATCAATGAAGTTTGCACCTGCATCTTTCGCCGCTTCAAGTGCGCTGTTACCTAAATCTTCTACCAACGCATTACTTGTATTTGCAATTTCGTTGTATGTATCGGTTGAAATAACACCAATGGCATCCAAGCCCCACGCAACCGCTTTTACAACATTTGTTACTGAAAGAACAATTGCTGCAACTAATCCGTAGACAAGTGCTTTGATTGTGTTGATAACAAATGCAACTTGGTTGTAAACCTTTCCAACAATAGTGACGATTCCAATGATGATGCCGCCCATTACCTTAAACACTGCCATTAAGGTTTCTGTACTTATGATTGAACCTTCAACACCTCCAAACACTGATGAAAATGCCGCTTGCAATCCACCAATAAACTTAGTTGCAACCTGTACAATCTCACGGAATGTTGGTGCAAGTTTCTCACCAATTTCTGTTTTCAAACCACTAACTGCGGATTCAAAGAAAGTAATGTCACCTGCTAGAGTATCCAACCTTGCTTCTGCCATTTCGTTTACAACACCAGTTGCTTCTTCCATAGTTGTTGTTAGGGATTCTGTTTCGTCCGTCATGCCTTGCAGAATGCCAACTGCGTTCACACCAAGTTTGCCAAACTTTTCAAGGTTTTCTGTAAAGTTGTGACCTTCTTTTAGATACTTCTTTAATGCACCTGTGCCATTCTTTTCAATTTCCCCGCCTAACTCTGAAAACACAACCCGCAACGCTGTACCTGCTTTGCCACCCTTAATGCCACTGTCTTGCAAGTGTGCAATCATTGCGGAAGTTTCTTCTACTGAGAAGCCAAGTTGTTTTGCAATTGGTGCAACGTGTTGGAACGCTTCACCCATTTCTGCAACTGTGGTATTCGCAGAGTTAGCACCAACAGCAAGTACATCTGCAAAGTGTGCTGCGTGTTCTGCTTCAATTCCAAAGCCACTCATGCCCGTTGCCATAATGTCAGCCGCTTCTGCAAGTCCAAGCCCCGATGCTGATGCTAAGTCTAACACAGAAGGTAATGCAACTATGTTTTCAGCAGCAGTGAAACCTGCACGGGCAAGCATTGCCATTCCTTGTGCTGCTTCTTCCGCAGTGAATGCCGTTGTAGCACCAAGTCGTTTTGCAGTATCTTCCATCGCTTCCATTGCAGTTGGGTCAAGCCCTAACATCACAGATTTTACTTCTGCCATCCCTGCTTCAAACTTCATAAACTCTTTGAGAGCAGAACCCAATGCTTTAACAGTAAGCATAACTCCTGCGGTCAATGCAGCGAATGCAGCAACAGCAATACCCGCAGGACTCGCAGCAAACTTACCAAACTTGCCGAGCATACCCTTGGCTTTTCCAAGACCTTTGGAAAGACCAGTGGTGTTAGACTTCACATTTATCCAGAGTGAACCGATTGTTGCCATTACTTATGTACCTCTTTTGGTGCTTGTCCTATCAGTGATTGCAGTACGTTTTGCATTTCTTCTTCTTCCATCACCTTTTCTTTTGAATACTCTCCAACCAACATAAAGTCTTTTGGCGAAAATGTTTGGCTGTGCTTTGTTCGGTTGCAGTTTGCAATCGTTGAAGCAACAATACCCGCAGGTAAATCAGCAGACCTAAAATAACCAAATGGTTCTATCGAATAAAATGCAGCCCATTCACTTAATTCCTTGCTGTCCATAGAAGCCAACAACTGTCTGACAGTCATGCCAAGTTCTAGTGCCAAAGTGAAGTAGAAACGCCGCTCGGCTCGGCTCTCTAATTTTTTGCGAGTGATTCTACGTCATCGACACCAAGCCCATTCAACTTTTGTGCCACTGAGAAAATTAAGTCAAGACACATTGCAGACTTCTTACCAAGTGCGTCAATATCCCGCGCATCAAATAACCGTTCACCTGTTTCATTGCACATGGTAAGAACACACAAGCGCGCACGGATGTTTACCATGTTCACGCTGCGGTTCTTGCCCTTGTTATTAACACAACTGGCTTCAAACTCATCTCTTTCTGTTCCTGTCAAAGTGCGAACCCAAATAGAACCACCCCACTGTTCAACAACTACTTCTTCACGTGGTAGGTCATCGCTATTGAGAATTGCCTTTTTGTCTAGCATTGTTGTTTATTTCCTTTTATAGTGTTACTGCACCAGTGATTTTAAGTCCTACGCTACAATTTAATTTGTCATCAATCGCTGCACTTGGGGAGAAAGAAGTAATGATTGCATTGAAAGTGCAAGTGGTTTCGTCACTCCAAGTAATGAGAATCACATGGTTATCTCCATCTATGTATGATTCTAAGGAGGTATGACTTGCCAATGATGGGTCATACGAAATCTCAAAAGTACATTCACCACCGTCTTTAAGACCGCCGATAAATGTTCGCCAACTGTCATCCATGCTTGTGCTATCAATCGTTGCCACTGATAAGGACGTTGGCGATACCGATAGCAGATTGCCAATTGCTGTCCCACTCACGCTTACTGTTGTTCCATTTGCTGTAATTGCTGCCATTTTCCTACTCCTGTTTCTGTATTATATTTATTCAGAATACCATATTATGTAACTACTTTCAATAACCGTAACGCCACGGCTATTGCCAATTTGAGAATCTTCAACAATCCCTATGTCATTATCGTGGACAAGGGATTTTATAGCCACGCCATCTGTTGGAGTTCCTGTGTAACCATTCAGGGCATCCCGCACATGACCTGCCAAAGTCTTTGCCCCGCCATACGTTTCCGCAATGCTGCTGATACTTAACTCTGCACGTGTCAAACTTTGATAACCACCCAAACCCTGTTCAGGCTCTGTGCCATCCAGTTCATAAACAATTGCAGGAAAGGTTGTGCCTTGTTGTCGCATCCAAGGGAATACCCTTGCAACAATCAATGCACTAACATCTGCATCTGCAATCAATATGCTGCGTATTCCTTGTTCTAAACTTGCCATCAGTTCACCGACCTAATCTTTTGAAGTTCGCGTGCCAATGCTCTTTGGAATATCCGCTTTGCTTTTGGTGTTGTCACATCAAATCCTTCATCAGCCATGTGGACTGCTTTCATTCTGCCCACATTCATCTTCCTTCTGCGTTGCCTGTAACCACGTGCCTTCAAACCCCACTTGTCTTTCACAAACCTGTCACCTGTGCCGTGTTCAACCAAGTGTGCATGCCAACCATTCCTGCCTGATTTCCTGCCAAAGTACATACGCCCTTTGATGAAAAACTTTTTCATTATCTTTACATCGGTGGTAACGGACTTTCTCAATATACCTGTTCGCTTTGGTGTCCGCTTTCGTACTTCTTTGCGATATTCGGCAACGGTTTTCCGCACTGCCTTCTTCATAACCTTCTTGTTTATCCTTCGTTCAAGTTTGGTCAACGCCCTATCAATTTCTTTTATGCCAGAAACAGAACCCGCTTTTTCGGTAATGCCCAATCCCAATCCTCTGCCTTTACTTCCAAGCATATTAGTTAGATTCCTCTTTGCATTGAAGTTGCATAAACTCATTCCGTTCTTCATGGTTTAGCACTGACACGATTCCAAATATCCTAGCACCAAACAGCAGCCGTTTCTTTGGTGTTGCATTTGCCGTGTAACGTATGAAAATGCGGTGGGTAATAATACCCGCCTGCCCTTCGCCAATGTCCACCTCATTGCCGCTTGTTGGTTCAATTGATGCCCAAACGGTTTCATCGGTTGACCAACTCGCAGTTGGTTCACCGTAGGAATCAAGCGCGGCACTTTCGGTTTGAATAGAAACCCTGTGGCGTAATTTGCCTGCAAGCAGTGCCATTGTTAATTTACCTCTGGTACTTTGTTCACTGCAACAATCATCTGCAAGCCCAACGGCAAATCCTTCACACGTTCAATGGTTGTTGCTTCCCTGTTGTTGTAAAAGTGACCAACAAACATTCTGTGACCAACAACAAATCCTTGTGGTATTTCACCACGTGATGCGTACCCTGCTGTGTATTCCACTTCCACTTTATTGAATACACTTGCAGTTGGTGTGCTGCCTGTGGTTGGGTATGACTCGCTTTCAATTGGCAGTATTTCCGCAGGCATTTTGCCAAGCGTACTTACTTCATACAACGTATTTGACCATGTTTGCTGTGTGCCATCGCTGTCAACGTATTTGATACTTGTAACGCTAATGAGTGGTGGTCTTGGCAAACGCATTGGTGTGCCTTCGGGCGGGAAGCCATCGAAGTACACTTTCATTGTTTGCTGCATCATGGTTGTGTTGGTCAAATCTTCAAGCAGGTTTTGACATGCCATGCCGATGTAAGCAATTTCAGTATCTTCATCAGAGGTATCAACACGCAACCAACTTTTCAAGTCTGCTGTTGTTGATGCAGAATCTGTGCTTGGCGTGCTAACCAAAAACCGTTGATAAGAATATGGCGATTGATAAACCATTATTCTTCTTCAACTGCTTGTTCAAGGTCTTTTGGTTTTGTAACTGCTCTTTGCTTCTTGCTTTTTCCTGCACTACTTACTGCAACAATCAAACCTTTTTTTACAAGATGTTCTGCATATTCGGGGTCGAGTTCAATGACTCTACCCGCAGTAATAGACCGACCATTTTTTGCCATGCCGTTCTTTATACATTCGTATTTCATTATTCAATTCTCCTGCTACTGCGGGAAGGGCAGTTGCCCACCCTTCCCATTTGTGTAGCGGTTCAATCTATTAACGGATTAACTAGATGTC